TAACATCCTTGAGTTCACCAGTGGCTTCCGTGCCAATGTGACCGCTGATAGCGATCGCGGAGATGCGGGTGCTGTTAAGGTTGGTTCCCTTTCGAAGAAGTTCGACGTTTTTGTCGATCCGTACTTCATGCGCAATGTGGTCCTTGTGGGTCGCCGCGGAAGTAGCTTCCTTGAGAGTGGCTATGTGTATGCACCTTATGTGCCGCTGCAGACCACACCTACTATCTTCGGCGTTGAAGACTTCGTGCCTCGCAAGGGCGTGATGACCCGGTATGCCAAGAAGATGGTTCGTCCCGATATGTACGGTCTCGTGATCGTCAAGGGCGTCGTAACTGGTTAATACGTCTGACGCAAGGTCAAAATAGTAAAGCCCCGTCTCTTTGAGGCGGGGCTTTCTATTTAGTAATGTATCAATAGAGGAACTTTAGATGGCTATTCCAAAACTTAATCCTGCTTCAACTTCAAACGCTAATATTCTGCCGTCAACAGGGTCCACCGGCAATGTGTCTGCCACGTTGCCATTTGGAATGTATGCTTCCTCTGCGTACTTTCTTTCGGGTGCCGCCGATCAGGTAGCCTATACTTACAAGAAGCTTGGCGGAGACGTTTTAGATATTGAACTAACCGAAGGCAACGTATATGCGGCATACGAAGAAGCAGTGCTAGAATACTCCTATTTGGTAAATCTTCACCAGACTAAAAACTCTCTTTCTGCATATCTTGGGTCTGCCACCGGTTCCTTTGATCAAGATGGAACAATACCATCCGGCGAATCTCTATCCGGTTCAAATGTTGCTTTAAGATATCCTAAATTTGATTATGGATATGTCCGCCGGGTCTCCGAGCGGATGTCCACGGAGGTGGGCTTCGGCGGCACGGTACCCATCTATTCGGCGTCTGTGGCGATGGTACCAGATCAGCAGGATTATGATCTGCAGACGATCATCTCTGCATCCTCAGCAGCTAGTTCATCGGCATTTTATTTTGAGAAGGTGGGTGACAAGAGAGTGGTGATTCGTAAAGTATATTTTAAGACCCCGCGCGCGATGTGGAGATTCTATGGTTATTATGGTGGTTTTTCTGTTGTAGGCAACATGAGGACCTATGGTCAGTACGCGGACGATTCCACTTTCGAAATCGTTCCAACCTGGCAAAATAAATTGCAAGCCATGGCATATGAGGACGCACTATATACCCGGGTATCTCACTACTCGTACGAGATCCACGACAATAGGCTCAGATTGTTCCCCCGTCCCACCACTACGAGCCCAGCATACTATTGGGTGGAGTTCACTATCGAGCGCGAGAACGAACCCTGGGACGACAGCGGACGCGGAAACACAGGAGTTGAAGGAATTAATAACCTCAATACGCTTCCATTTGAAAATCTCCCATATAAAAACATCAACGCGATCGGCAAACAGTGGATCCGGCGTTTTGCTCTAGCGCTCACGAAGGAGATGCTGGGGCAGATAAGAGGCAAGTTCTCCTCGATCCCCATCCCTGGCGAAAGTGTCACACTCAATGCGTCCGATCTTTTGACACAATCGAGAACCGAGCAAGACAACTTGCGCACAGAGCTGAAGACAATTCTAGACGAAACGACGTACGCCAACCTAGCTACTGTGGATGCAACACTTCAGGATTCTACCAAGAAGGTTACTGAAAATATTCCAGCCGGCATTTTTGTGGGGTGAGGTAAATGTCTAGAAGCAAAAGAACACAGAAACAAATTGAAAATAAACGTAAGCAGCGCTTTGATTATGTGGGTGACAAAGAGGTTGCCGAAAAGCTTCACGAGATTGAGGTTACACCCTCGACTTTAGAAACTATTGATGGTGCGATGATTAAGTTTATCGACGAAACACTCAATTTATCTGTAACTACCAATGAGGGATTCAAGAAAGTTCCTGTTATATGGGTAAGTGCCGAACGAGCCTACCAGATTAAACACAACAAAGATCTGAGGGACACAGAGGAGACCTTGATTCTTCCTCTGATAACCGTTGATCGCGCTTTGGTGACGAAGGATCCTAACTTCAAAGGAACAGTCTTCGCCAACCTTTATCCAGAAGCTGGTCCCAAAGGTGGTACCATTACGATCGCTCGCCGGATCAATCAAAAGAAGACAGCTGAATTTCAAAATGCCGAGGCTAACCGAAAGTACGGGACGAGCCGCACAGTCGCTAGCAAAATGAAAAATACTAACAAAAGAAATATGTCGACCGCCAAGACGGTATATGAAACTATTACCATTCCTATTCCCGTCTGGGTGAAAGTGATTTATGAGATATCAGTCAGATCTGAGTATCAGCAGCAGCTTAACGAAATGATCACACCCTTTCTAACCATCCCGGGAAACTCCAGGACCCCACGACGGATTGAGAATGAAGGACATTTTTATGAAATATTTATTGACGGCGACGTGAGCGACAACGCCAATAAAGCAGACTTAGGGATGAGCCAGAGAAATTATGAGTCTATCATTAAGATTGAAACCTTGGGGTATCTCATCGGCGAAGGAGATAATCAAGAAAAACCCAGGATTGTAAAACGCGAAAATGCTGTGGAATTTAAGTTTGCTAGAGAAAGAACAATCTTCGGGGATATCCCCGATACTATTAAAGATGGATTTTATAGAGAATAGTACCATTCATACTATATAATACTATTTACTTTTGAACATTTACCAATGCGTAGGAGAACATAGCTAATGTCAGTTAAAAAGTACAGATTCGTATCCCCCGGAGTTTTCGTCAATGAAATCGACAACTCCCAAATTCCTGCATCCCCAGCAGGCATCGGACCGGTCGTCATTGGTCGTGCCGAGAAGGGTCCTTCCCTACGCCCTACCAGCGTTAACTCATTTGAAGAGTTCGTCAGTGTTTTTGGAGCACCCGCAGCAGGCGGCGCAGGCGACGATGTATGGCGCGAAGGCTCTGATAAATCTGCCACGACTTACGGCGCATACGCAGCGCAGGCATACCTTCGCAATAGTTCTCCTCTAACTTACATTCGCCTCTTGGGCGCCCAGACCACTGCTGATGGCGGACCGTCTGCTGGTTCAATCGGCGAGGCAGGCTGGTCTATGAACTCTGCCTACGGTTTGTATATTTTCCACGATACCGACACCAAACAGCAGTTGACCGGTGCGCTTGCAGCCCTCTTCTACTGCAATAGTGGTACAGAGGTGATGCTTTCCGGCGCGGTTGCCACATCAGGATCCGGTCTCCTCGGGGCGGGAGTCATCGAGCTAAGCGCTTCATCGTACACCGGCAGCCACATCGTAGTGGCCGACACAGGAACAAACTACGAGTTCAAGATGCTTATCAAGAACGCGAGCGGAAGCGCCGATGCTATTACCACCTACACTTTCAACTTTAATGAGAACGACTCTCGCTACATCCGCAAGGTCTTCAATACTAACCCACAGAAAACTAACACTAGTGTAGTAGCCGCAGGATCTGCCCTTAATTACTTCCTAGGGGAAACCTTTGATCGTCACTTGAAGGCGAATGTTACCACAGCCGCAATTGATGCCTCCAACATAGGGCGTACATTGGGCTCGACCGCGAAGCTAATCAACGGAGCATCCACAGCGGGCTCCGACTACGCGGGCAACAGTGCTCAGTCTGCTCAGACTCCTAACATCATTTCGTGCCGACTTTCCCCAAGTGATGCCCCGGTTAGTCTGTTTGCTATTCATGCTCTCAATGCGCCGGGTGACTGGACAAACCGGAGCATCAAGATTTCTATTCAAGATATTAAGCGCTCCACTAACGATTCTACTACTTACGGCACCTTCAGCGTTGTTGTCCGGGCTCTCAGTGATTCCGACAACGTGGTGCGCATCGTCGAACAGTTTGATGAGTGTGACCTTAACCCTGACTCTCTCAACTACGTGGCGCGCAAGATCGGCGACTCCTACGAATCGTGGAATGAGACTGAGCGCCGTTACACTAACTACGGCGACTATCCAAACAATTCCAGGTATATTCGTGTTGCTATGAATTCTAACGTTGATGCTGGTCTTATGAATCCCTCTCTCGTACCATTCGGTTTCTCCGGCATCGTTAAATATGACGACGAGGAGCTTCTGAATACTTCGGATGCTGACGGTAATTGGGCAACCGGCTCCATCGATGCGCTCGCCTTTCCAGCCATCTTGGCGGGGGATAACTGGACATCCGGCTCGGTGTTCGCCCTCTTGGGACCGAACGCATTCGCGAGTTCCACCACCCTGCAAATCAAAGCTCTCTACCCAGCCCCAGAACTTCGCGTTAGCGCATCTGCAGGCGGGCGCCCCGCAGGCGGACTCAGCAACCGTACGGATGCTTACTTCGGATTCCAGACTACACAGACTGCTGGCGGCACCGTATTCGATAAGTCTACTATCGATCTTCTGCGCCCACGCGGCGGGATGGTAGGAGACATGTTCTCGGGCGCCTCCGCGAACGTCCGCGAGCTATCTCTAGAATTTACGCTCGACGATATTTCCGGTTCCGGTGGCTTCTGGGTCAGCGGCTCACATAACTTGTCTATCGGCGGCACCGATGGTGGCTCTCTCACCCGCGCCTTCGGCGCCGTGAGCGGTGTATTGGATCAAGGCTTCGACCGCTTCACAGTTCCACTGTACGGCGGTTTCGATGGTGTTGATATCACAGAAATGGATCCGTTCAACAGTAGTACGCGGGTGATTCCGTCTACTGCTACCGACAAGACAAGCTACGCATTCAACTCTATTCGACGAGCCATCGACTCAGTCTCTGATCCAGAGGTCGTGCAGATGAATATGGCTGCCATCCCTGGACAGACCAGCGAAGGTCTTACAACTAACCTCGTGCGTGTTTGCGAGGATCGTGCGGATGCCCTGGCAGTTATTGACTTGGCACAGGGCTACATCCCGCGAGAACAGAGCAACGCTTCTGCAGCCTCGCGCCGCAGCAACACACAGTCAACAATTTTGCAGGCTGTTAACGGACTCCGCTCCAGAGGACTTAACTCCTCATATGGTTGCACCTATTATCCATGGGTTCGTGGACGTGATACCCTGAACGGTGCCATGGTGTGGTTGCCCCCATCTGTCCCTGCTTTGGGTACTTTCTCTAGCTCCCAGCGCAAGACGCAGGTATGGTTTGCACCGGCTGGCTTTAACCGCGGCGGATTAACAGAGGGCTCGGCTGGTATACCAATCGTTGACGTTGCTCACCAGCTTCGTCGTAAGGATCGCGACGATCTTTATGCTGCGAACATTAACCCAATCGCCAAATTCCCAGCAGAGGGGATTGTAATCTTCGGACAGAAGACACTACAGGTCACGCCTTCTGCTCTTGATCGCATTAATGTACGCCGACTGATGATCTTCGTTAAGAAGCGCATCTCTCAGATCGCGTCTGGGCTGCTTTTCGATCCAAACGTTAAGCAGACATGGCTGCGATTCCTGGCACAAGTCAATCCATTCTTGGCTAATGTGAAAACAAACTTTGGTTTGTCTGATTTCAAGGTGATCCTGGATGAAACGACTACGACGCCCGATCTTGTTGATAGAAACATTATGTATGCTCAGATTTTCTTGAAGCCAACGAGAGCAATCGAGTTTATTGCAATTGACTTTAATATTACAAGAACCGGAGCATCATTCGTTGATTAATAAAAAGAGGGAGGTTTATTGCTCCCTCACTATATAATATA